GTTGGTAGAGCACTTGACTTTTAATCAAGTTGTCCGGGGTTCGAATCCCCGCACGCTCACTGTGAAACAAGCGAATATGCTTGTTTTATTTTTTGTATAGGCGACGTGCTAAAGTCCGGGGATGCCCGGAAATTTGGAGGTTGCTTACAAAGTCCCGAGATATGCCTTTTGGCGTTTTCGGTGATCGAAATATAACATGCGGATGTGGCGGAACTGGCAGACGCGCTAGACTTAGGATCTAGTGGGAGACCGTGCAGGTTCGATTCCTGTCATCCGCAGTACAAAAGCCTAGTTTTACTGGGCTTTTTTAATTTCGTGTTGCATACCGTGTTGCATATTTTCAAAATAATCGTTTGCCCTTGCATCCATATCACTTGTTTTGTCTACCATTGCATGTCTGTAAACTTCTTTCAAAACTCTGTCACTTCCCCATCCTCCACGTTGCATAATATACGCATCAGGTATGCCTATCGCGTGTTGGACGCTTGCGCAGTAGTGCCTAAGATCATGAAAACGGAAATGAGGTATGCCGGTACGTTTCAGAATATCCCGAAACCGATCCGTGATCATGGAAGGGTTTAGGCTTGTTATTCGTCCGTTTTTGCTTAATTTACTTAAGACGAAATCCGGAAATCTGATATACCTGTCTCCTGAATAGGATTTCGGGGATTTTATTACCCAATTACGCTCAGAATCCAAAACCATCGATTTACTTACATGGACAACCCCATCTTTTATATCAGATGAATCTAGAGCGCATATCTCACCGCGCCTCATAGGTCCGAATGCGGCAAGGAGGATAGGAATCTCCATCTCATCATTTTTTACATACTCTATCAGTTTCTTTATTTCTTCATCAGACGGAATATACAGCTCGGGGCGTACTTTTTTAGGGAGAGTAGTATTAAGCTGTAAGTCTGGGCGACACACACCTAAAACAGCCGACAGTAATCCGTGGATATTCCTAACGGTTTTTGGAGATTTTCCGGAAGCCTCCTCATTTATTGCAATTTGGATCATGTCACAGGTGATATCTTTTAGTTTTAATGGCATAAGTGTAGGGAGATTGCGTTCACGCTGCCGTTTATATTCTCTGATTGTAGCAGGAGACAATGTCTTATTTTTGCTCTCGATATATCGGTCGTAGGCAACTCCTAGCGTAATATTTTCCACGGTGACTCCGGCATCTTTATTAGCCGCCCATTCAGCCGCTATCTGCTCACATTTTCGCTTTCCTCTAGCTGTTGGGTCGTCACAGGTAAAAGATTCGTATATGCGCTTTTTCTTCACAGTACCATCTTTCTGACGAATATTCTCCGTATGGGAATAGACTAGGCATCTCCATGACCCTGATGGTAATTTTTTTGCTGTTGCCATAAAATCATCTTCCTTTCTTTTTTTTGGTATAAAAATAACAGCCAGCATGGAACGAGTGTTCCGGCTTGCGTGACTGTTCCGAAGATGATACAATATTATTGGTCAAGATATAGCATCTCTTCGGAGAGCGTTACCGTCTCGGTGTTGGTAGCACCGGGGCGGTTTTTTATTTACTTTGATGTTTCATTTTTTGGCTGATGCGATATTGCTCGGCATCAGCCACATCGATGAACTCTACTGTTTTGTCAAAATTCTTTTTAACAACCTCTTTTATTTCGTCTAATGTAACATTGAAGAACTCTCGTCTTGTATTAACCATGTTAAGCTTTCTATCCTCAAACGCTTTATGTAACGCAGCTTCGAGAGCTGGCGCATCATCAGAGAATATCATAGCATGTACATCAAAGTTGAATGGCACGGATGCGTCACCAAGTTCATCAACTCGGTCTTGTGGATCAAGACGGCGCGTCATACCTATTTTGTATACATTCTCGCCAAAAGCGCCGATGTTTGAAATTATATATACATATCCAGCGCGCTGGTTTGCTTCTCTGTAATCAATATCTTTCATAGCTTTATCTATATCCTGAAGCTGAGTTTCGAGTTCGGATTTCTTCTGAATTAAATCAGCATCGTCAGGTGAGGATTCTAATTGTTTTAACAATTTTTCATAGGCCGTTTGATAGTGTGTCTGTTCTTTCTCTATTTTCTTTCGTTGAGCTTCGATTTCTTTTTGAAGTTTTGCAGCTTCCCGCATTTCGGCGCGAGCGGCTTTCTGAGCTTCCTTTTCTTCCTGTTTCTTTTGCTGGTACTCAAACGCTAGTTTCAGCTCTTCAATCTTCAAATTCAGATACGGGCGATTTATGGATATTCCCATTATTGTACCAAGTTTGGAAATGGTTTCCGCAGATTTATTTATCCGGTTTAAAGAAGCATCAAAGTTAGTATATTTTACTTTCCCGACAACTTCATCACATTCATTGTTAAACGCTCGTAATAATAATTTTTGTGTGTCGGAAACCATTTTCTTTCCTTTCGAAGCACTACCATTAACCTGCCATGAAGTAAAGCCAGATACAGCAGTTTTATTCTTTATCATCGCTTTTTGCTTTGCCCTTATTTCGGATAGCTTTTCTTTATACTCCAGTGCATTTGCGAAATCATAATGCGGTTTATATAGTCCGAATTCCTGAACCAATATCTCTTCATCCACGGAAACAAGTTCTGTTTTCCTGTCAGAGATATGTCTTTCAATGTCTTCAAGTTGTGCATTTTTGGAGATTATAGTGTTATCACAATCTGAAATTGTCTGGTTGCGTTGCTGGATAATAGAGTCTAAATCTCTGATTTTGTTTTGTAAAGCAAAAGCATTTTGCATTTCCGGGGTTAATAATGATTGTAAATCTTCATATTTTTGTTGCAGCGTATCCAACTCAGATTTATACTGTTTTCCTTTAAATATATCTGTGAATCCCATAAGTTTCCCTTTCTTCTCTTGTATTTGTTCCGAGAAAACACCACATTAATTAAAATCTTTCAGCCGTAATTCTATTAGCTTCTTATTGTACCCGAATAGCCGTGAGAACTGTGTTGTAGAAAAATCTAAATGCTCCTCTATATCTGCATCGGAAAGCAATAGATTCATCGCAAATCGATCTGCCTCTATTTCGTACTTAGTAGTATTGAGTTGCGTCCGAGAGTCCATGAAGATTGCATTCGCTTTCTTGTGCAAGAACATGTGACCCAGCTCATGCCCGCAAACAAACAGTTTCTCTTTGTCGGATAATGATTCATCAATATAGATGATATTGTTACGCTGAAAGTACTGATAAAATCCTTTTACCCCGTGTAAGGGATAAAAGACAACTATTACATTGAGATGCTCGATTATCTCAAAGGGATTCCGTGATTTGTACTTTCTGACCAGAGAATCCACCAGCCGTTTAATATTCATAACATCAATCCTTTTTATACTTTTTCGGAGTGTATTTCTCCTTGTTCTTTTTCTTCGCCATTTCCATGCCAATCTGCATAGCTGACAGAATAGACTCAATCGCCTCTGGTGATGCCGGATCACCGTCAAACATGAGCCCATCCTGCTTAAGAAGTTGCTCAGTGTTGGCGAGAATCTCTTTTATGTCTTTTTCGTCTTTAGGTTTAAGCTTTGGCTCTTTTTCAGTTTCCTCCTTTCCTGTCATAAGATAGTCAATCGAAACGCCGAAGTAATCTGCAAGTTTTTTCATATTTTCTGATTTAGGCGTACTCCTTCCGCGTTTCCAGTCGCTTAGAGTGGACTGTGTCACTCCTGTCGCCTTTGCTACTTTGTATGCACTAACACCATACTTTTGTAGTAATTGCTCAAAAATCTCATACATTTTTTGTCCACCTTTCACAAACATGGGCAATACTATGAAAAACCGATAGCATTTAATTGACATTATCGAAAATGCATAGTATAGTATAAGCATGCAAAGGAAAACCGATAATCCAAATGCATACTACGGAAATGTTGAATTTATCTGACAAGTAAATACTATCACATTTCCGTAGTAATTACAACTGTTTATATACGGAAAGGCGGTGCAAAAGTGTACGAAAAATTTGCTGAATTATTGGATAAAACCAACAAGACAGCGTATCAGGTATCAAAAGATACAGGAATACCTCAATCAGTTTTATCTGATTGGAAACGCGGACGGAGTAACGTAAAAACTGACAAACTCAAAATCCTCGCCGACTACTTCGGAGTATCTATTGAGTACTTCCTAGAGTAGTGTAACAGGAAAGGTGTTCGATAAACATGACTTTGAAGCAGAAGAGGAGGTGAAGGTAATAATGAGAATAAAAATAATTTTTCACATAACAAGGATGGACGATGTTAGTGATGTTTTGAAGAAAGCAGAAGAATTAAAGAAAGAGCACCCCCATACAGAAATTAGTATAGAGGTTCTAGTATAGAAAGATTATTTCTTTCTGATTTCGATGGCTTTTAATCCAGTTGTAGAAATTGTGTAACTTGTACTAGAACTATACAGGTAAATCTCTGAGTGAATCCTAAAATGCTGAGATGCAATTTCATCGCCCGAATATGTTCTTATTCCGGATGAAGTAGGAATTTCGATTTTATCTACATTCGTGCACAAGTGATCATTTCCATCGAAATATGAAAAATAAACATCATACATATAGTATCTCTCCTTTTCATAATACTCGGCATGGCAGTGCCTGTATTAACAGTATAGGAGAGGTGGAGGAGAATAGCAAGTAGCATGCAGATCAGCTGTCAATAAAACGGACAGAAGAGAAAGGAGAGTGATTAAGTTGGCTATGGAGATGCTTGATAGAGAATTCCGAGAAGACCAGAGCGCGATATTAAGCAATGAGATTTCGCGGTGTATGATTCAGAACAATATGACATTGGAGAATCTGGACGAGGCGTGCGAGATTGTACGTGAGGTGTTTAGAAAGAACGCCACAATGAAAGGCTGACGAAAAGCCAGCCCCATTATTATCCCTTGTGGCATTCACGGCAACAATGATAACATCCGTCAAACTTTTTATCGGGATAAGCAATCTGCGCAGCAATTATAGCTGCCTGACAAGAACTGTATCTTCCAATATACTGTCTGTTAAGTTCGGATGGAAGATAATAGCAGTTTTCTGTATGTACTTCATAATTGCCGTTAATATCTGGATAGATATAAAAATAGTAATTTTGCATCATGATGGAACTCCTTTCGTAGTACTCGGACATGCCAGTGTCCTGTATTTACAGTACAGGGGATTTCATTGGACAACGCAACAAGTACAAACAGTGTTTCATAAGCTTTAGAGAGGTGGTGTAAATGACCATAAAAAGCATTGTAGTAATTGACGGAAAAGAAGTAGAGGTTAAGGAACTGGAAGATAAAGAGGCATTTGCAGAAAGTGTTAACCAAAGGGTTCTTTTTGACAGAAACTACATAATAGAGAAAACCGCGTAAGCGGTAGAAAGGAAGGACAAGCATGGAAGAGATTAAATTACCGACAGTGCCGGAGCTGGAGCTGATCCCGATCGAGCGGAGAAATTTTCCGGAAGAGGATCACAAGCAGGAGAAAATTCAGCACAAAAGAAAAGAAAGAGACAATGCTGCAAGAGGACTGATCGCGATAACGGTTGCCAGCATGATGTTAAACGCGGTGATGGCTGTGATTATTTACATCCTGCAGGCAGGACCGATCTAAGGG